TGCCCTCTATATCGCCTAGCTTTACTGCCTGGCTTTGTAGGGTACCTAGTATCTTTAGATCGGCGTTTAGTTTGTTAGTAGCTGCAAGGATAGCCGCTTCATCCTTTGAGGCTATGGCAGCCTCTAGGGCTAAAATATCTTGCTTAACTGTTAGACGTGCAATATCGCCTGTAATGGCTAATAGTTGCGCCTCGCTTGTTGCCTTCCCTAAAGCCTGCGTTTGTGCTATCTGAGCTGCGTTTAAGGATATAGCCTCTAAATCAAAAACAGCTGTGCCTTTACCTAAAGCTAAATTGGCTTTGTCTATTGCTAAAGCTAAACGTTTGTTTTTTAATGTCTCAGCTGTAGATTTAGATTTTAACTTTTCTTGAGCCGCTAAAGCTTTAGCAGCTTTAAGGGCTAACGCATCTTGTGCCTTTTTAGAATTATACGAGCTAGGCATACCTGCATTAGGAGATTTACTTATAGCCCTAGCTTTATCTTGAGCTGCAAACTCTGCAAAAGCTTTGTTAAGATCGCCAAGCATATTAAAGGCACCGCTACCTGTAATAATATCTATAACGCGTATAAACTTAGCAAAGTTAATAATGGCAGTACCTATGGCACCTGAAAGAGACTCTATAAGGCTTAGGGTTTTAGGCAGCCCACCCTCGCCACCTAAGAGTGCAAGGGCATCTACTAGATCTTTACCTAGTGTCTCAGCTACGTTTGCACTTGCTACCGTTAGCTTGTCTAACGATCCTGCGTAAGAGTCTGCGGCTTGTTGCGCCTGTCCACTACTGACTTTAGCTACCTGGGCTAAAATCTCCTCAAAGCTCATAGCTGCTAGCTCGGCTTTATCCAGGCCTAGCTGGTACTTCATTAAGCCGCGAGTATTACCCTGGTAAGCCTTTGATAAATCGGCTGCCACGCTCACAACGTCAACGCCACTCATAGCGCTAAGGTCTAGGCTTGTGCGTAGTAAATCTTGTGACTTAATATAATCGCCCGTACTGGTCAGTAACATCTGATAGGCAGGGCGTAGCTTGTCATCGAGTACGCCGTACTGGCGCTCTAAGTCACTTATAAAGGTTTTTACCGCTGGGTCAGCAAAGGCAAGCCCTAAATTATTAAGGGTCTTGCTTAATACCTTAGCGGCTTTATCATCGGCTGCAAAGGCCCTTACGGCTTGCATAGCGCCAGCTGCTCCAAAGGCTAAACCAAAAGCCCCAGCTAAACCTTTAACACTTTTTGTAAGTGATTTAGTAGCTGTCTCAGCTTTGCTAAATGCTTTTTTGCCTGTGTATTCGGCGGCTATATTTATTACTACGGACGGATCAACAGCCATTACTTAACCCCCATAGCATTATAAAACTTAATTTTAGAGTTTTCTATAGCTTTTAATACAGCGGCATTAGTTTTGCCGCCGTCATTGGCCCAGGCTCTAAAGATAGCGCGGCCTTTCATTTTACGAGATCGTTTGCCTGCCCCAGTTTGGTTATTAGCATCTACTATTAAGCCGTCAGCATTTATAGCATCTATAAATTGCTTACCAGCCCCCGGGTTAGCGCTGCGGCCTTCATTTTTATTACCTGAGCGCACCATTTTGCCAAAGTCTGCGTGTCCAGGGAATACAACAGGTTTAAGGCCTGCCTGGTCTCTGCCCTGAGGATTAAGGCGGCCAGCTGTCTCATAGATTGCACCTGCGGCACTATTGTTTACGATACGAGCTACAGCTCTAAAACCTTGATTATTAGGCCTCGAAGGTGAGGTTTTATAACCAATGCCACCTTTAGCTTTGCCGCTATCCCATATTGGAAATCTACCTGTAGTTGTAGGCGCTTTGCCCCAGCCCGATAAAGGCGCAGTACTTGGCACAAAACCTCTAGCAGTTTTAACAATAGGAGCTAAAAGGTTTGCTAACTCTTTACGAGTTTCTTTCGCTAACTCAGGGCTAAACTTTTTAATAGCCTTGCGTAGCTCAAGGGCGCCTTTTACCTCTACTGGCATTTTGCTGCTCCTTAGCTCTATCGGTTAAAACCTTTAGCATATTCTTAAACATATCTGCATCTAGATCTAGTAAATACTGGGGCGCGATTCCTGTTTCTACGGCTAGCTGTGCGACCAGGTAACCAAAACTACCGCGCCCCACTATTGCGAAGGGTCATCGTCCAACACCTCGACCTTAGCTAAGGTGTCTAAAAACTCTGCCCCAAAGATAGGTACGGTTTGCCCGCTTGTGCGTAAACACTCCCAGGCTAACCAGTACACATCTGTTTGCCGCTCTAAATCCCTAAAAACCTTATGGAACCCAGCTTTTGCATATAACTCAAAGGCCCACTCAATTTTCGGCGTTATCTGATGCTCAGATACGCTGCCGTCAGCCCTTGTTATTTTAAGTTTTGCCATTGTGTTAGCCCCTTTGCTTAGTTTGTTATACGGTTGTATCTACAACGATTACGCTGTTGCAGGTAAAAGTAATAGATTGAGTAGAGATGTCTCCTACTGCGCCGTTAATATCTGTAGTGTTATTAACAAGTACTGTAGTCTGATACTCAGGGTTTGTAGCTGAAATTGCCGCGCTTGTTTGCTTAAGCGTTAGTGGCACAGTTGTACCCCAGGCAGCTTGAAGAGTAGCTAGTACTTCACCAGCTGCAGTATCGTTAAGAAAATCTAGAGTAATAGTGCTAGCTTCAAGGCCTTTAACAAACTTGTGAGCGCTATCGCCCATAGCTGTTACCTCAAGCTCGTCAAAAGTACGGTTAATAGTTGCACTTGTTACGTGGTCAGATAAGTCAACACTATTTAGCGTGACCACTACCCCGTTAGATAAAAATATAGCCATCGCTTATGCCTCGTCCTTTTCTGTCGTTGTTTCTGTAATTGGTTTTGGTTTTGTTACTTTAACCTCAACAGGCAACTCTTGGCCTATCTTGATTAAAAACGCTTTATCTTCATCCGTTAGTGCCATTATGTCTCCTATGTCCAACTCGTGAGTATGCTTATTTGTAAATCTGCCGTTAAATAGTCACCGCTAGCAACGCTCAACACGCTTGGCGCGCTTACGCTAGTAACATTAAATACGATTGCGCTATTAGCTAGTTTAGTAAACACAGCTACTATTGTGTCCTCTATGCCAATTAGGTTAGAGGCGTTGTCAAACATTGGTACAGTCATAATAATCTTAAAGTTAGCCATAGGCGATATAGTTGCCTGTGAATTATTGCTTGGCGTGATATATGGATCCGCAGGGGCTACCACCACGGCGCTAGATTGCATAGTGCTAGGCGGGTAGTTAAATACCGTCCATACACCTGGGTTAGCCAGGGCGGCAGCTATTGTGCTGCGTAAGGTAGTTATAGCTGCAGGCATTAGCCGACCATACCCGCAGGTGAAAGATACGGGGCCAAAAGGCCACGCACGGATGCCATTAAAGTATTAGACATCTTAAAAGGGCTAGGGCTGTAGCCGTCTAGGCTAGTGCCGCCGTTTTGTGTACTGAATCGTGAAGTCCATATATTTTCTGCCAGCATTAAAGCTGCAGCGTTTATAGCTGGGGTATTGGCGTAGGTAGCCGTTTTTGTATCGTCACCTGTCATAGTGCCATAAGGCAACACGCGCCTAAAGTTTTGGTCAGCTGCTACTTTTGCATATTGGATAAAGCTATAGCCCTGTGGGAATTGCCAATAGTTAAGCTGCATATTAAATGCAGGCAAGATGTTAGCTGTGCCTGTGCTAAAGGGAATTGTGCCCGTAATTGTGTAAGTACCGTTAAAGGTTGAACCAGCCCCAGCAATAGTTACTGATTGGCCCGTGGTAAAAATGCCAGGGTTGGCAACCATAACGGTAGCGACATTAGACACCAACGCGGTACCGACTACGGGCGCGCTGTCAAACCATAAAAAGCCGTTTATTAGATCTTGTGCAGCTTGGCAGGTGTCCTCTATCCAGGTATAAGAATCGTACAAAGTGCCAACGCCCAGGCTAGCCTTCAAGGTAGCAGCTGTTACATACGTGGCTGGCATTTTTGTACTCCTATCTTACTTAGGTTTGGTAAGCCTCAAAGGGCTAAGAGGCCTACCAAACTATTAGTGGGTTTTCTTAGGTGAAGTTGTAACGGATAATACCCTTAGGCATTTTTGCAATAGTTGCCATATAACCATAAATAGCAACCTGTACCTGTAGGTTAGATACAACGTTAACTGACATATAAGCCTGTGGTGATTGGTAAACAGTAAAGGCCTCAGGCGCAAGAATAATTGCTGAGTCATCTACAGTTGTAGTAGCCGCGAAGTTTTTATCTACGTATAGATCAAGGCCTAGTACGTTGCCGCGAATTGAGCCAGGCTGTGTTAGCCCGCCTGCGTTCATTGGCTGTGATGCTGAATAAATTGGGCGCCCAGTTGTATCGGATGCACTCATTAGTAGCTGCCATTGAGATCCATTGGCGATGTAGTTATTAGCATAATAACCAGTAGCCTCGTAAACAAGACGTGCTGCCTCAGATGCGTAACCGATGATACCTGCAGATGTAGCAGCTTGTGCTGTAGTTGCAACAGTACCCGCTGTAATAAGTGCAGCGTTAACTGTTGTATCTAGAGTTTTTAGATACGCATTTTGTAGCTGTGCTGTCAATTCACTAAAGAAATTGCCGTCACCAAATCCGCGCTCTAATAGCTCAATGCTAATTGTGTTCATACCTGAGTACTTAGATACTGTGCCTGATAGGTACTCTGTAACCATACCTGTGTTAGCTACTGCACCAGCCTCAGCCTCAACAGTTACAACAGGTGCAACACCTGATTGACCACCAGCTGATGTAACAAGAGAAGGCACGTTGATAGTCATACCATTAGCAGGCAAAGTACCACGTGAACACGCATCAATAGACGGTGTGCCAAAACGTGTATTAGTTGGGAACTCTGATAGGTACTGAGTTGGGTTGAAGCCTGGGTTAGTTGAAAATGAGTCATCTGCAGCTGTGATATACAGCTTGCTATCCTCATTACCTAGTGCAGCTTTGATTTTGTGTTCAGTATATGAACCCATATTTACAATTGGTGTACGTACGCGCTGTGAATTGAGCGCGCTTGGTAGGATGATTTTACGAGCTGCCTCTACTGTAGGTGCAGCCTGCTCTGTGGCATCTACTGCCTCAGGTGCGTTTTGATCGGGGGCTGTAGTCACAGCGGCCTCGCTTTCGGTTTCGGTTTCGGTTGTGGTTGAGTTTATTACGGTGTTAGTTGTCGTAATTTTTGTACTTGTGGACTCTGCCGCCTCTACTGGCATATCGCCTGCAGCTGCAGCAATTTTTTGCACCGCAGCGCTTGCAAAGGCAGCGCTCTCTACGAGTGATACCTCGCGTAAGGTAGCAGCGGTGACCAGGAGGTAATCCTTTTGGGGCTTTGATGCGGTAACTTCCACACCAACGGATAAGCCGTCCATAAGTTGTTCCTGGGCTAGCAAAATCGCATCTGATCCACGTGAGGATGCACTTACCTTAAAACTTGCATAGAGGCCGTCTTTAGCGGATGTAATGCTTTGCATACGCCCTACTGGCTTTGAGTTATCGTGTGACATTAAAAGTTTTACTCGGCTTGGCTCAGGCGCACTAATTGAACCTTCAGCAAAAACTACTTTGCCCGCGCTTGTAAATCCTACCTCGCCATAAGGTGCAATTTTGCCTGAGATAGTACGGCGCTCGCCGCTATCTACTGCCTCTATATTGCCACTAAACGTTAAGATCATTAGTGCCGTTCCCTTCATTAAGGCCCATTGGGCTTAGCTGTTCCATACTTTGCGCTTGCTCTAAATCAATTAAACCCAGGTTAAGCATTTTCTCAATAGCATCTAAACGCGCTGCAGTATCGGCACGTAAGAAAGTTTCATCTAACGCAAAGCGCACAACGTTACCGTGCGCTGTAATATCATCCATAGATAGACGGTTTTCAATAGCGCTAATAAACGGCTGCAAAGAATATGCTACAAACTCTTTGCGCCCGTCTATAATGTTTTGGTAGGTCATACTATTATTCATATCTGCACTTATGTAATATGCAGGCACGTTCATTAAACGCGCTATCTGTGTAGCTAGATATTGGCTAGCCTCGTTGTACATCATATCTTTAGGGCTAAAACCAATAGTTTGGTAATCTAAAGTGCTAGTTAAATATGCTGTACTGCGTGATGCACGTGCTGCTTTCCACGCAGCCAGCAAGCCGCTAATCTGTGCCTCAGGTAAATCGGCACCGCTATTTTTAATAAATCCTGTAGCCATTGGCGTAGCAGCTGCAACACTTGCGGCTTTTTCTAAATCTAGTGCCGCTTGTATTGTGCGCCCGCCTGTCTCTAATACGCCAGGTAGCAAAGATTGAAAAGTAACTAACGATCCAATACCAGCCATAGGTGCGCGTACACCGTTAATGCTGTAATACTGTACGGTCTCGCCTGTTTCATCTGTTGTAACAGTTACGCGAGTATTAGCTACCCACTCAAAACCACTAGGCCGCCCGTCATCGGCGTACAAACTTGTAACGCGCCAATACGCAACGCCATAAAATAGTAACGAGTCAACGGTATAAGCAATAGTTACGCTACGTGGCTGGCGCATATCGGGTTGATCTAGCCATAGCGGGCTTTCCATTTTTGCGCCTGTAGATTTTTTGTATAACTCTAAATCTACACTTGACACTACGCCCGCTAATAAATTACGGCATCTAACAACCGCAGGCACCTGCAAACTTGTAAAGCGATCCATAAACGGGGCACCGTTACCAGCTGCATAAAGGCCGCCATAGCTATAAACGCCTACGCCGTAACCCTGCGACATAACGGCAGGGGCTAACTGGGCGGTAACATCTTTTTTAGTAATGCCTAAAGTTTGCAATAGACCCATAGGGCGGATTATAGGTTATCCACAGGTATAAAGTTATACACAGCCTCGGCGTGTCTAAACGTAAACTTTAGCCTCAGACACAGGCTGCGCCAGGATATGAATAACCATAGCTAAGCCGATTGGAATATCCACGGGGCCTGCAGATTTACGGCGCACAATACGCCAGGCATCGGGTGTTATTTTAGCTGCACAGTTTGCCATTTGTTGTATAAGTAAATCTTGCCCGCTATGCCTTAAACGGTCATTAACTAGGGCATCGTGAAAGTCTGAACAAGCTGTATAAAAGCTCTGCCCTGATACGTCTCGCGTTTGTACGCCTGCATTTTGCAAACGCTGGGCTATGGATGCCGTGGTGTACTTGTCATAACAAACCATACGTGGGTAATACATATCGGCCCATTTTTTAATACTTGCAGCTATAGCTAACTCATCTACGGCTACCTGTGAACTGTAGGTATCTAATACAGCTACACCTATGCGCCCGTCACTTAAAAGCTGGCCCATAACAAGGCTTGCATCGCGGCGGCTCGGGCTTACGTCAAAGGCAAAAACAGTTAAAGGCCCAGGTGCCATTTTTAGGTTGATGTCGCTGGCATCTTCGACACTACCGTGGGGCCACGGTGATTGTAGCGAATCTATCCATTGGCATAACGTTTCTGTCCTAAATTGCTCTGTGGTTTGTGTTGTCAGGGCCTCTTGAATTGATGCCTCAGTTACCAGTATTCCTAAAGCTGGGTTTGCCATAGCCCAGGCTTTACGATCATCTAAAGCTGCAAACTGTGGCGCGCTGTACTCGTAATAACCTAGCGACTCGGGCGGGTGTGCAAGGCATCGCTCGCGTAACTCGTTTAAGGTCACGCTAAAAGCATCGCCCGCATTACTGGCCAGTAGGGTTTGGGCGTTTGGACGGGCCCTAGTTACTGGCATAGCAGCTGCAAAGGCAACTTGGTCAACTTCGCGTAATTCATCTATAAATAGAAAATCTGCCGTAGCGCCACGGGCTGAGTCTCTAGTAGCTGCGCGTACATCTAAGCGGGCACCTGACTTTAATACTATGGCCTCATTACCGTTGGCGTAGCGGATGCTCTTTAGCTCTTTCTTTAGGATAGGTGCATCCTCTATAGCTTGTGCCACTTCTCTAAAGGTAGTTAATGCCATAGATCGTGCTGAGGAGATAACCACGTGGTTACGCTCGTTAAACAAGAATAAGCCCGCCAGAATACGCATACGCGCCAGGTGACTTTTTCCCTGTTGGCGTGAGGTCAAAAGCAGATTAGTTTTACGCACAAACATTTTATTTTTATCTATCGTCAACATATCCTGCATTACGTAGCGCTGCCAGGGTAAAAGCGGCAGGCCAATATCCTCTGCTAGCTGTGCAACTTCATCGCCACGGCTTGCACCTTTTAGCGGTTTGTTTTCTAGGCGTGGCCTTACCGCCCCTCGTAAGGGCTGGCTAGCTTTGGTTGCCATTAGTTAACATCCTGCTCAGGTTGGCCAGCGCAAGGGCCTTGCTGGGTCATTACAGACGTTTTTGGGGATAAAAGGTCAGA